AACTAAATTTTTAAAATACACAATATTAACTGCTTTAATGATAGCAGGATGCTCAGAGATAAATGCTCAATGCTCTAAATTTAAACAATGGGAAGGATTAAGTTTTTATATTCCTCAATATACTCAGCACTTTATAAAGTCTGAAAGATATGATGTAAACGGAATATTTAATTCTCAAGGTGGTAATTTAGGATTAGCTTTAACTTATAGTAAAAGTAAAAAACATTATTCTTTTGGAATGATCAAAAACTCATACGGAGATTGGAGTAAATTTGCAACTATAGGATTTAATATATATGAAAATAGTAAAAATCAATTAACTATTAACTTAGGATTAGCTGATAATTATAAAGGTTCTTATAGTCAAGAAGTAAATAGAAAACTATTTGAACAAATATTCCCTAAGTTTATGATAAATAACAAAATGATAGCTGTAGTAATGGCTACATATAAAAAAGACTTAATTAATATAGGTAAATCTAAAATAGGTTTACAGGTTAATGTTTCTCCTATATATGTAAATACAGGATTATTTTTAAAATTATAACAAAAAAACTTGCATACATCATTTATTTTTCGTATGTTTGTACTATAATTAAAAACCCTAAAATTAAATTAAAATGAAAACAATTAAAAATTTATTTCTAATCGTGTTAACAGTAGCTATGTTTAGTAGCTGTGAATCTAAAGAAGACGCTTCAGTTTTCTGTTCAGATGACTCTGAGTTGTTCGGAGAGTATCTTAACTCACAAAAAACCTTATACTATACTTTCAATTATGATTGTACTCTTAGCCTTAACGAAGTAGTTTCTTCAAAGGTAGGAGAATTTAGTAAAGGTGAGTTAGTTTATAATGGTTCTTTTGAATACATTAACGGAGTTTTAAATGTTCAGGATTTATATTTTGACGCTGAAACTTTTATTTCAAACGGAAAAGTTAGAATAACTGAAGGAGACGGATTTGTAGCACTTAAAAAAGTAAACTAATGTTAACACCTGCACAATTAAAAGAAAGAGCTTTAAATAAAATAGATGCTAAGCTATTCTTTGCTCAAAAAGATTTAGAAAGAAACTCTTTAGAAATAGACGGAGTTATCCCCTCTAAAATGGATACTGATAGTTTATTGAATATTAGATATTCTTACCAAACTGAAGTAGATGTATTAAGATACATTAAACAAGCAATAGAAAAGTTTAGTTCTAAATTAGATGAATCTCAATTAGACCTAGAAGAATTAATTAACGAAATGACTAAAAGATAATGGCAAAAACAATTTCAACAACAAAAGTACAAAAAGCAAGAAAGAAGCGTAAAGGAGTTCATAGTAAAAATGCTAGTAAAGGACAGAACGCTTATAAGAAGCCTTACAGAGGTCAAGGAAAATAATTAAAAAAAAGTTTGCATATATCAAAAACATTTTGTATGTTTGCATCAAATTAATAATAATATGACATTACAAGAAAAATTATCAAAAATTCAAGTAGAGCTTAAAGTAGCTAAGACAAAAACAAATAAGTTCGGAGGTTATAAATTCCGATCAGCAGAAGACATCTTAGAATCTTTAAAGCCTATGAATCAGAAATACAGTGTTTACTTTCTAATCCGTGAGGATTTAATTAGTGAAGCTGTAATTAAAAGCGAGGCTACAATCTTTGATTTAGAAGGAAACTCTATTAGCTCATCAGCTATAGTAGGAGTAGATTTAAACCAAAAAGGAATGGCTACAGCTCAGCAATATGGTTCAGCTAGTTCTTACGGCAAAAAGTATGCACTAGGTAACTTATTGTTAATTGACGATACAGCAGACGCTGACGCTACTAACACTCACGGTAAAACACAAAAAGGTAAACCTAGCTTAAATGCTAATACACCTGAATTTTTAAAGGCTGTTGAGTATGTAAAAGGCGGTGGAGATATGTCTGCTATAGAATCAAAGTATAACGTAAGTGCTGACGTTAAAAAGCAATTAGCACAAAAATTAGTATAATTAATAAAACCCTTAAAATTAAAAAAAAATGGCAAGTATTTTAACAATCGGCTTAAACAGAGACAAAGTTCAATTCAATGAAAAAGGTTGGGCTAACGTAACAGTTGTTCTTAATGATGAAACTAATCAGTATGGTCAAAACGTATCTGCTTATATGAATCAGACTAAAGAGCAAAGAGAAGCTAAAGAAGCTAAAAATTACGTAGGTAATGGACGTGTGGTTTGGACTGAAGGTTCAGTAACTATCGCTGAAAAGGTTGAGCAAGGTGTAACTGCATCTGAGCAATCTACAGCAGGTAGAGAAACTCCTGACCTACCGTTTTAGTTAACCCCTGACACAATTAAAGAAAGTACCCTTAACCCTTAAATTAAATTAAATGATTGCAACTATAAAAGACCTTAAAGAAAAAGTATTAGATATTAAATACGATAGGATTGAACAAGGTAAAACTTTAGATATTCCTGAGGTTGACGAATGGTTGAGGTTTAAAAAGGGTGCTTTCAACATTTGTGTAGGTCACGCAAATACAGGTAAAACTACAGTAGTTCTATATCTTATGTTAGCTTATGCTTTGAAGCACGATCTAAGTTGGTTAATTTTCTCATCAGAAAATACTGACTACTCAATAGCTAGAAAACTTATAGAATTTAAAACAGCTACACCTGTACAGAAGCTCCCTGATGCTAGAATAGAAGAAGAATTAAATTGGATAAACGATCATTTCAAAATAATCTCAGTAAATAAAATATATACAGCTAGAACCTTAATGGAAGAAGCTAAGAAAATAAAGGAGGTTTTTGATTATGACGGTTTATTTGTTGATCCTTATAACTCTCTAGCAAAAGATGCTCAACTATTAAGAAGCGTTGGAGGTCACGAATACGACTATCAAATAGCTTCAGAAATGAGATTGTTCTGTAAAGAGAATAACGTAACTATGTGGCTTAACTGTCACGCTGTTACAGAAGCTTTAAGAAGAAAGCATCCTCAAGATCACGAGTTTGCAGGTTTCCCTATGCCTCCTAGTATGGCAGATGTAGAAGGAGGGGGTAAATGGGGTAATAGAGCTGATGACGTTGTTTCTATTCACAGATATACTCAACACCCTGAGAGATGGATGTATTCAGATATTCACGTAACAAAGGTAAAAGAAATAGAGACAGGCGGTAGACCTACTCCATATGATGCACCTATTAGCTTACGAATGATGCCTAGTAATACAGCTTTCACTATAGCAGGTAGAGATGTAATCTCAGTAGATAAATTTGATAACAATTTAAAATTTTAATTATGATAATAATAATAAGCATATTACTTTTATTCTTAGTTGGTTTACATATGTGGACTACTAATAAGAATACTAGTATAGAAGTAGGTTTATTTTTTGGCTTATTCTTTGGATTTGCTTTAACTAGAAATGAAGATGAAGTAGCTGAAGTTGTAAATTTACAAATAGCTTTAGGATTTATAACTATAAATATTGCTTCTTATGAATACAAATAAAGCGATAGAGCTTCTAGCTAAGCATCACTCTGAATTTATTACTATGACTAAGTCTATAGCAGGTAATAACCACGAGGTTAGAAATTATGCTGAAGACTACGTTCAAGACGCTTATATAAAGTTAATGAAATATGATGACTTATATGACAAGATTATAACTAATGATAAAGCTACAAAAGGCTATATGTTCTTTACAGTAAGATCAATAGTTTTAAATGAGTTAAAAAGAGTCAAGAAATGTAGATATAACTTTGTAGGTGATGAGTATGATATGGAGGAGAAATATATGTTAGAGGATAAAGGAATTGATCCTGTTAAAATACAGGAAGATATACTAGAGTCTAAGATGTATGATGTTTTAAAAGATTCTATTGAATGGTTTGACTACGAACTATTTAGAACGTATCTAAAGACAGGTAAATCTTTCAGAGTATTAGCTGAAGAATCAGGTTTAGGTATTCAAACTATATACCTATCAATTAAGAAAAGTAAATTAATAATAGCCGATAAGTTGTTTGAAGACTATATCGACTTTAAAAATGGAGAATTATGACAAGAATAGAAATTTTAGAAGCATTAGAATCTAATCAAGGACATTTAAACGCAATTAATAATAAATAATTATGGATAATTTAAACGACAAAATTTTTGAACTTCACGCCGAAGGACTTAAAGCAGGTAAAATAGCACAAAAGCTAAAAGTAAAAAAAGCTGTTGTATTAGATATTTTAGGTGATGCTGCAAATAAAGGCTTTGGAGACGTTGTAGAATCTATTACAGAAGCTACAGGTATTAAAGCAGTTGTAGAATCTTTAACAGACGATTGCGGTTGTGCTGCAAGAAAAGAAACTTTGAACAAGTTGTTTCCTAATAGAAACTTAAATGATTTATCTATTGAAGATAATGAATACTTAACTAAGTTTTTTGCTCTTAAACAATCTTATGTTAATTCAGAACAACAAAAAGAATTAGTAAAGATTTATAATAACGTATTTAACTCTAAGCGTAAAGTCTCAAACTGTTCGCCTTGCGTTGCAGGTATGCTAAGAGAATTAAAAGAAATATACGTTTCTGCTAATGGTTAAGGAACTAAACACAAAGAAGCTCTTTAAGATGCCACTTAGGGAGCTTTATAGTGTTGCTGATCAAATGGCTACTAAACTTCAATGGCTTCACTCTACAGGACAAAATGAGACTAGACCTGAGAAATATAAAAGATTAGCGTTAGAATTATATCACGTTAGTAAAATTATAGAGAAGAAAGAGGAATTAAAAGAAAATAAAAAGTATAAATATTAAAAAAAGTTTGGTAGTGTGAATATATTTTCGTATGTTTGCACTATCAAATTATAAAACAATAAAAAATATGTCAGATTTTAGACCTAGATTGCACGGACAAAAGAAAGTAAACTTTGAATTCTTTAACCAAAAAGAGAGCAGAGTATTAGTTATTGGAGATTTACACGCTCCTTTTGACTTAGAATCTTATTTTGATCATTGTGTACAAACTTATGAAAGATACAATTGTAATAGAGTTGTATTTATTGGAGATGTTATAGACAATCATTATTCATCTTACCACGAAACAGACGCTAACGGAATGGGAGGCTCTCAAGAATTAGAATTAGCTATCAAACGCTTAGAGCGTTGGTATCATAGATTTCCTGATGCTGATGTTACTATAGGTAATCACGATAGAATTATTATGAGAAAAGCTCAGAGTTCTGCAGTTCCTAAGCAATGGATTAAAGATTATAAAGAAGTATTAAATACACCTAATTGGAACTTTGTAACTTCTGTAGATATTGACGGAGTTCATTATATTCACGGTGAAGCAGGTACAGCTAAGACTAAAGCTAGAGCTGATATGCGTTCTACTGTTCAAGGTCACTTACATACTCAAGCTTATACTGAGTACTTTGTTGGAGCTAATACTAGAATCTTTGGCTGTCAGGTAGGTTGTGGTATTGACTTTGCTTCTTACGCTATGGCTTACGCTAAGGCAGGGAAAAAACCCGCTATAGGTTGTGCTGTAGTAATTGGAGGACGTACAGCTATTAATGAATTAATGGTATTGTAATGAATATAGAACTAGATGCAATAGAAGGAGCAGGAGTTTTAGAACAGTTGTTCTGTCCTGCTTCAAATGATGAATGTGTAAAAGAAGCTATTACAGAAGCTCAAAAGCGTAAAGCTACGCCTGTATTTAGTGGAGTATTAAAGTACTTCCCTGATGCACTTAAAGAAGTAGCTAAATGTTCTAAAGCAGGTAATGATCAGCACAATCCTAATCAACCTTTGTTTTGGGATAGAGCTAAGAGTAAAGATGAGTTAGACGCTTTAACACGTCATTTAATTGACCACGGAGTTAATCCTGTTGATACTGACGGAGTTTTACATCTAGCTAAGGTAGCTTGGCGTTCTTTGGCTGCACTTCAAAAGTACTTGGAAGGAGAAAATATATAATTTATTTTTAAAACCCTAATTAGTTAAGGCTCTCATTATGAGGGCTTTAGCTTTTTATAAAAAGTTTTCGTAAAAGTTTTCGTAAATAATTTAA